TCCGGTTGCCGAGGATGCTCCGTAGTCTCCGGTTGCCGAGGATGCTCCGCAGTTTCCGGTTGCCGAGGATGCTCCGTAGTCTCCGGTTGCCGAGGATGCTCCGCAGTTTCCGGTTGCCGAGGATGCTCCGTAGTCTCCGGTTGCCGAGGATGCTCCGCAGTTTCCGGTTGCCGAGGATGCTCCGTAGTCTCCGGTTGCCGAGGATGCTCCGCAGTTTCCGGTTGCCGAGGATGCTCCGTGATTTTCATCACTTTCAGCTTCCTTATTCACTCTTTTTACCGTATATTCGATTGCAGCTTTAACCAGTCCAGCAATGCTGATTTCTGCTCCGATCTTAATTTTTGTAGATGCTACCTTAGTATCATCATTATGTTTCTGGATTTCTCCGCTCTGCTCTACCTCGTGGTATACGCTTTCATTTGGAGAATAATAATTCAAGCAATCCAGCGGATACTCGCAAGCGTGAAATCCATGATCGCAAACTTCTACGCTTTCTTCCTCGTATTCCTTTCCCTCTTCGTACTGAAAGCCACGGCAAGTCATATCTTTATTAAATCCTTTGTAGGATTTCACAGCATTTCCCATCTATATTACCTCTCCTCCTGCCAACTTCTTTTCCTTTTCAAATTCTTCTTTGCTGCAAATCAATAAGCCGCCAATATAACCATCTGGGTTTGTAAGCAATCCTGTAACAATTTCATTTGGGATAGCGATTGTCACACTCCCCCATCCATCCCTGCCGCTATGAGCAGATTTAATATTCGACAATGGAGAAACCTTTAAGTCTTTGTTATTTTTCTGCGACATCCGTTCCATTATTCCTAATGTTCCAATATTCATCCTACACACCATCCACTTTCAACTGCTTGTCCGCTGATACGCTCAAAAGAATTAACTGCGTATCCATATCCGGCACATTGAACTCATTCAGCGATTCGGCGTTATCTACGAAAATCGGTACGCTTACACCGTATAACTCGCTAAGAGAACGGATAATATCAAGTCCGGCTACGATTCTATGACCACTATTCAAAGTCGAATACGGAACGCCATTCACAGTACACTCGCAACAATCTTTCATACCGCCATTTAACTGCATTTCAAAGAGTTTGAAATTTACGGTCTTGAAATGGCTGTTAATAGATTCAGAAACCTTATTCAGCTTGAAGCGGATGAACTCTTCCAAGAGGTAAAGCATCTGTTCCTGATCGGCAACTTTCTGCCCGATTTCTTTCTGCTCGTCACGAAGCGTTTCGATACGATCATCAATCGCAACATTGTTAGCCGCCTGCGCAATAACCTTGTTCACCTCGTCAAGCTGGCTCTGCATATCAGCTTTCTTGGCTTTTAAATCAGTAACAACCTTGTCTGCGCCCTCGGATTCCAACTTGGCAATATCAGCAAGAATCTTGTCATGTTCTGCTTTCAGCTTCACATATTCTTCATTCTGCGAATAATCAGCTTCTTCTGGGATCTCGGATAACAGTTTGCAAAGTTCCTCTTTATTTGTAAGAGTCCCCTGTTCCTGTTTCTTTAAGGAATCTATTTCCATTTGCAGATCAGCATTTTTCTTTGTCAGTTCCTCGATAAGATTTTTCTTTGCAAACCCATCTGCCTTGATTTCTTCCAAGTTGGATTCTTTCTGGGTAATAAAGTCACTTTTTGAATCATTTAGTTTCCGCTTTGCATCTGCCTTGGCTTTTGTCTTTCTTTCTTCAAAATCAGCCTTTAACTGCTCAATCTTATCAGCCGGTAACTTCTGACCGCATAAGGAACAAACCGTTGTAGATTCATCGAATATCCACTTGGATTCATCAAAGAGATACGGGGTTTCATCAAATGCCTTGGCTTTCTCGGAATTATACTGTTCGCCCAGTTTCTTCCGCTCTGCATCCGCATCAGTGATAGCTTTTTCGTTATCAGAAATCTGTTTCTCTTTCAAAGAAATCGTAACCGCAAAATGTTCTAACTCATTTTTACAATCACGCAATTCAGCATCCATGATGCTTCTTTTGTTTGATAACTCGCGATTCATCGTCTGTTCCATGCCGGACATGTCAAACTGTAACTGCATTTCCTTACTTCTTAAATCGCCCAACGCGCTACCGGCATTCTCCATTTTCTTGCCACATTCAGCGATTCTTCTTACCAGATCTACCTTTGCAAGCTCCTGTTCTGCCACATCCACATCAATCTTGGATTTTTCTGCTTCATCAATACGCACCGGAATTTCAGCCTGTTTTTTCTTCCATTCTGTAAGAGCTTTGGAAAACTTAGCACGAATATCGTCTGTAGACGGTGCTTTCTCCAATTCTGAAAGCAATGGCGCATACTTTGCATCCGTCTGTGCCAGCTCTACATCTGAAACCTCTGAAACAAGTTTCATCAGAATATCTCTCTGGTCTTTCCATTTTAAAGAGGAAAAGTACTGCGGATTGGTCAGCATTTTAAACATTTCCTCACTCTGCGCAATACCAGATACATACTCCTTAAATTCAGCTTCACTTTTTGGATAGCCGTCAATCTCGTATGAATTTGGATTTCCCTGCAATGACACTGTATTTGTGCCACGCTTCTTGACCCAATTCTGCTTCTGAACCTTGGAAAGCTCTACTTCCTTGCCATCAACGTCCATAATTGATACAACCTTGATTTCCACGTTATCAATACGTGTTCCTTCCTTATTTAAAGGGCGAACATTAAACTTTTCATCTCCGGCACTGTTTTTGTTAAACAAAAGCCATGTAAACGCATCAAAGATGGTTGTCTTGCCGGCAGCATTCTGCCCGCTGATTTTCGTATTCTCCGAAAAATTCACGTCAAGGCTCTTAATTCCCTTGAAATTCTCCATATGTAATGATCTAATTTTCAGTTTCATTTTCCTTCTCCTTCCACTCTTTATATTTTTTAAGTGCCTCTTCAAAGCATGCTTCATCGTCAATATATCCAAGAGCTGACTCTATAATTTTTGAATTAATAGTTGTTCCCTTTTTCCCCATCAGCTCAATGTCTCTTTGGTGTTCATTTGCAATAATGGCACATGCTGTATGAACTTTCGTCCTGCATGCAACCAGATCTGCATATTCTTCAACGGAAATTGTAACGGTATTTTCTGCCATCTTAATTTTCCTCCTCTAATACATTGATTTTGCTTACAGACACCTCGTATGCTGTTCTCTGTTCTTCTGTTCCATCTTCATATTTCTTAATATATCCGCGGCTCTGAATGCGTCCATTGATCTCGATATAGGTTCCTACTTCCAGTTGACCAACAAATCTTGCATTTCTGCCCCAAACAACACATGGAATATAATCTGTTTTTCCATAGGAGCGGTTGACTGCAATTAATAAATCTGCAATTTCTCTTCCAAGCGGAGTTTTCCTGTAAATCGGTTCTTTGCATACATATCCGTCAAGCTGGATTTTGTTCAAATCTGTATGCTCTCCCGTATTCGCTTTTTCAATTTCACAGACGAATACATATAATAACAGACGATTTCTCTTTTCCTCATGTTTGTTATAAGAACTATACACACCGGAAACATTAACGGCAGTGCCCGTGTATTTATCATTCAGATTGATTAATCTCTCTGAAATAATTAATGGGATAATATCAGCCGTTCCACTTAATCTATCCACTTTGAGGTACATATTATAAAATCCCTCTCCAAACACCTCATGGTTAAATTCCGGCTCTGTGATAATCGTTCCTGTAAGTTCCACTTTATTGTTTTCTGCTCTCATATTTGAATTTCTCCTTTTCTTATGCTAAAATAGGCGCAAATAGCTTATGCTATTGCTTTGATTGGGAATCATTCAGCTTTGGTCGGTTCGGATGATTCCTTTTCTTTTTCATAACTTCTTTATAATAAGGAAGTTTCTCTTTATCTTCGTTGCTGTCGCATATATAAATAATTCCATCGTCTGTTTCTTCATCTTTAAAAACATGATCCTCGACTATTTCTTCTGCTTCCTGCCAGTCTCCATCCACTTTGCATCCTATGTAGATCAGTAATAATCCACCTAACACAGGAATAGCTACCATCGGATTTACTGTTGCATCTGCGCTGATTCCAAGAAAAAAGAGTAACGCACCGGCTAATTCAATTACCTTTGCTATTTTTTTCATAGGCATCCTCTCATGTAATAGAAAAAAGTTTTTTCATCTTCTTTTTAGGACTTTTTATTTCAAACTTTTCTCCTGTTTCATCGTCGATCATGTAATTGCCGTCGGAATGCATCGTATGTGGCTTTACTCCCTGTTCTTCCATGAACTCAAGCAAGATATCTTTGCCACCTTGTAAAATATTCATCTGACTTACAACTTCCATCCAATAAACCATAAAATGTGTAATATCCAAGTTCTGATATTCCATAAGAAATTCCGGTGCTTTATCTCCTATCAGTTTGTCCATACCGAACTTCTCAATGTAATTCCTTGTATAGAAGTAATCTTTCCACTGGTATTTTTCTCCATCGAATGTCTTTTCGATAGGAAACATATTCATAAATTCTCTTGGTGTCAAAGTCCCCACCATAGCACATATCACTTCAATAATATAAAATTCTTTTGTCACAAAGTCCGACTCTCCACGCTTTAACGACTTGCAATCAGATTTCCCTTTTAGTTTTATCAGCAAGTACAGATTCTTCTTGAAATCATCCGGATAAGCACTTTTAGACTCCTGTATTGTCATATTTTCCCAAAGACCTGCCATTTTACATTTTCTGTCAAATGCTCGTGCATAATTAATCCACTTAGGTTTAAAGTCGATCAGCTTTTTGCCGTCCATAACGTAAAAATTAATCATCTTCATCATCCTTTCTCTCAATTAACGGTAAAACCCCATTCTTTTTAAGCTCTTCATACAGGAACAATCTTCCTTTTTGCGTCCATTCCGTCTGCATAACCACATCAGACCGCCCATTCGACCTTGTAATATCAATAGTCTTACTGTGAACATATCCAAGCCCTTGATATTGCCTGTATAAAATCCACTGTTTTCCTACTTTGCGCTGAACTCCTAACTCTTTCAGCATCTTATTAAACGCTTTAGCAGATATTCCATAATCCTGTGCGATCTGTGTTACCAGTACTGTTGATTTACTGTTCAAAATCAAATCCACATAGTTGACTTTTGGTTGCATTTCTAAAATGATGTTATTCATTTCAACAACTTCGGTTTCAAGTTCCTGTATCTGCTTGTCTTTCTGCTCAAGCATCTTGTGCGCTTCAATAACTGCAAGTGCCATAAGTTCTTCGCCGGTTGGAAAAACTGTTTGTGTCTGGTTGTAATAATTTTCTTCCAGTGCATCAAACTGTTCCCATGCCTTATCAGTCCCAAGCATTTTGCAATGACGGCTTGCACCTCGACGTGTCCAAAGATAAAGCTGATTCGCATTTTTCCCAACAAGGTCGAAATTTTCTACCATGTTCTTAAAAGCCTTTAAGTCAGATCCTTTTAGCAAATAATAATGCTCTCCCTCTTTAAACCGTTCTGCATTATTGCTATAGTTCTGTTTGATTTTCACATCTGTTGCTCCGTACACATCAGCCAACTGTGCGGTGGTGATAACTCTTTGTCCTTTCCACTCAATGACCGGCAATTCTTTTGTTCCAATATGTACTAATTCGTTCATTCTTCTCCTTTCCGGATTTTTGCAATAAAAAAAATCCAACTACCGCTTTGATAGTTGGAAAATACTGGTTGTCTCTATTTTGCTTTGTTGATACAATTAATGTACGGCGGCGGCCATCATGAAAGGAACTGTTATCATGAAAATCGTTAGTATACTTATCTCATTATTGGCATGGCGTGTTGCCGGTTACGACTTCTTCATAATTCTAACCATAACATCCATGACAATCGACCTATACAAAGGATTTAAAAAAGTACAAAAGAGATTAAATAAAATACTAAAGATGATGCGGAAAATAAAGCAATAATGTAACTCATTTCCTGCCGCCGTCGCATATTAATTGTATCAACTGATTTCCTGTGTTACAAACACATTTAATCTGCAAATTTAGACATATTTCTCAACTATCTCAATATTCAGTTCTTCTTATTCTTTCGTTTTTGAGTTCCCAGTTTCTTCACTGGTTGCCTTGCTTGCTGAACCCTCGACCATTCCCAGAACATATCCTTTCTGAAAATCGTTCATTTTGGGAATCGCGTCTTTCAACTTTTCTACAACTTTCTTTTCCTGTTCGCTCATGTATTCACTTCCTTTCTCCCTGTGATATAATTTCCTTATTAAATAAGGAAAGGCGGTGATAATATGGATAATGGTTATTCTGAAACATTTGCTACATATGAGTTTGCAGATAAAGGAACATATGTATGTATGCAATGCGGTGGCGAAAATAAAATTGGAATCGTCACTGTAAAGCAAGGCGAAATGCTACCAGAATGCAAAGAGTGCGGATATACTACATGGATTAAAATAATGTAGGATTTTTAAACACTCTCTTTTCCTCTGCGAGCGTTTGGCTTGTAACCGCCAAGTTATCATCAACCATATGCTCAATGAGGAACGTTCTTTTTACCACTCTCGTTCCATCTTCACATACTTGTGAAACATGCAAATACATTTTCCCATCTTTAATAAATGGAATAATAAGTATGCTCTGCAAAAACTTCCACTTCACAAAATGCTTATTAAAAAATGCAACTGCATGAGCCTTGATTTTACTCACTGTATCATCCCTTTCTGTGATATAATATTTTCAAAAACGGAGGAATTAACATGCTTCTAAAAATCGAAAGAATAATATTAAAGAAAATATCTAAAACGAATTTTTCAATCAAACTTTCCGATATAGGTAAATTTGATGGAGAAGATGCATACCAAGCGTTTTTGGATTTACAGGATAGAGGATATGTAACGAAAGTAAACACATCTATGGATAGATCGAGTTTTAGCTTCATAGTTACATCCAAAGGCAGATTCTACAAAGAATATCTTTTCTTGGAATTTTTGAGAAATATCCTCATTCCTTTTATTGTGGCTTTGATTACAGCAACTGCTACATATCATTTAGAAAAAGTAGCAGATAGCTATTCCGACAGCGGCACCAGCCAATGCGCTTACGAGTTGGATTCCACCGACAATGAATGGCTCAAACTTATCGAGTAAGTCACGCTTTTGCCGAAATGTCATTTTTTTCACCGTCTCACCTCTTTTCCATTTCTTTTGCAATATTATAATAACGCAATAGAAATATAAAGTCAATAACAAATTATTGCTTTTGTGATATTTTTGTGATAATATTATTGCAGAAAGGTGGTGAAGACTTGAGTGCAGTAAACGAACGCTTAAAATCTTTAAGAATATCATTAGGAATGAACCAAAAAGATTTTGGAGAAAGAATTGAAGTTGCGCAAACTTATTTATCTCAAATAGAAAAAGGGGATAGACCTGTTACCGACAAAATTTCAAAAATTGTTTGCTTACAAAATTGGAATGGTAAAAGCGTAAATGAAGAATGGTTCCTAACTGGAAACGGTGAAATGTTTGTTCCGGAAACTAAAGATGAACAAATTACAAGATTGCTTTCAGATGTGCTAAAGAAAGAAAATAGTGATTTTAAAAGAAGACTTGTAACTGCATTATCAAAACTTGATGATACCGGTTGGAAATACCTAGAAGATTTTATTGATTCTATTTCAGAAAACAAATAAGAAAAAGCCAAGGGCAATGCGCAAACCCTTGGCTTTCTTTCTATTCTAATAAATTTTTAACAAATACATATATAATTCTTAACCATTTTTCATTGTCGCAATTCGCGACCATTTCAGTTATTTTTTGTTTGTAAAACGCTTTGGCTTCATTGCACTCTTTTTCCCCCATATTGATTTCCTCCAATCATTCCGCACTTCCGATAGCGATACACAAATTATAGAACTTATGTTCGATAACGTCAACCCCATTTGACAAATTGCTACAAATTACAAACTCGTTTGTAGTTGAGGGACAAGAAAACGCCTTATCCCGCCCCTCAGCCAGAACTTGAAGTGCCCTTATCGGACAATTTTATTTTACAAATTTTCCCGCAAACATTCAATTTCTTTCGGTCGCAAGTTTCGACAGGTAAATTTCTTATTGTCACAGAATGTCGATTGATTAGTTTAAATTTTGTTAAAAAATTAATTACTGGTTGAAAATTATGCATCTGCCAGTTATCTGTGATGAATTTTAAGTGCATAATTTTCCTTTCTGCCCGTAGGCCTGTTATTTAAAAGAGCCGGCTACACAACGCATGGTCATGTAATCGGCTCTTAGGCTCTTGATTTTATTATATTTCTACATAGTTTTTCTTTTGTGCCAAGTTGCCCGCTTTGTTCGTAAAACAGCAGTTTAGGGAAATATCAAAAGCAAGATGGTGTTTATGAGATACATTTAAAATCTGAAGCAGCTGTTCAAGTAAGCATCCATTTTAATAAGCAATATATAGATACACCAATATGCTCTTTAACACCAAAACAATTTGGCTTCGAAATGTCTATATATGATGTCGAATACAACGCATCCGGCATTATTTTTACTATTAAGAACGACTATTCAGATGAACTTACATTTTCCGTTATTTGGCAAGCGTTCGGGAAAATACTATAGATTAGTACAATCCACTTAACACAACTTGTCTAAGTCCAGTACCAACATATAATGCGACATGTGTATTGTCTACATAGCAACATAAAACGCAATATTCAAAATTTTTCCAGGCGTTTGCCCAAACACCAAATGTTCTTTGAACCGTATTGCAATCTTTAAAAAAATCATACGCAATAATATTACTTGCTATTTCAGAATAATTCTCATCTCTAACTTGAAGTTGGAGAAATTTATATTTTGTTACATCGGCTATTTGATACTGTGTCCACGTAGCATTATTACTAAGAGAAGAAACGAGAACATCGTACTTGCCTTTAAAACTATTGCCTAAACTGCTGTTTAACGATGATATCGCCCCTGTACAAGTACCATTCCCAATCTTAGAAATGTCTGTCGTTCCAAGCATTTTATAGAGATACCGCACATTCTTGAACATCTGTGACACCTTTGCAAAAATTGAAGAGTGTTTTTCGCCGCTTGATAATTTTGATACAGTCGTCCACGCTGACGCTGATCCATCTGCCACATCACTACTTGTAAATGATGTGACATTGCTCGCTGTGTCTCCACCTGTCGCTACTGCCCCAATGTTTTCTGGGGTGAGATTGACATTTCCTCGCCGATAGGATGTTTCTTTTGCACCCTTGACCCCCGTCACCGGGGTACCGGCCAGAACATCCCACTTTCCGTCTGACGTTTTGTAGATATTCGCGCCGGCGGGAACTGCATTGCCGGAGCCCTCTTTAAAATCGTCCGTGGTCGTAAATTCATCCGAAATATTGTACATCCATCCTGCATTGACATCCGGAAGCGCCGGAAGATCTGCAAAAGCCACCGTGCCATGCGGCTGCAATCCACCTTTTAGTCCCTCTGATACGTCTTTTGCCTGCTGATAATAATATTTAGCATTATCAGAGTCCTCTCCCTCCCGGCTGCCGGTACCGCCAACGGCATAACTCTGTGCTTTGGTTGCACTATCTGCTGCAGATTCTGCTTTTCCGATAATTTCTGTTGCTTTTCGTGTGGCAATATCGGCTTTCTCACTAGCTGTAATTGCTGATTCACTGGCGGATGTTGCCGCCGCTGTCGCGGTCTGTGCTGATTCAACAGCTGAATCTCTGCTTGATTTTGCCACATTCTCAGATGCCTTTGCATTAGATTCTGATTGTGCCGCTGCCGCCGCACTTGTCTGTGCATTGCTTTTGGATGTTGCCGCCGCTGTCGCACTATCCTGCGCCTCTGTTGCCGCACTTCTTGCATTATCCTCGGATGTTGCAGCATTTCTTGCGCTTGTTTGCGCCTTTGCAACCTCTACTTTGACCTTTGCAAGATAGTTTGGTTCCAGATGTTCTTCTTTGATGCTTCCCTCTTTTACGATAGCTGACACCTTGCCGTCTGTATCGATGATAAATGCTACTGTATCCGTGTCTAAAAATTCATACTGCGTAATCAGCGCCGATAAATCTATGTACTGCTTCGTGCCATCGATCAGAGTCAGTATAATCTGCTGTGTAGTCGGGTTATAAGTAAAGTTGACAGCAATTTTCTCCATCTGTGTGTCAATGGTAACCCTAGAGCCATTTTTCTTCGTAATGGTAATAATTCCTGTAGATTCCTCAAATGTCACATCTGATACAAGTGTAGCAACCTCTGTTTTTGTTGCCTTGGTTGTGTCAAGCGTAATCACACGGTCGTCAATGGTATCTGTGGCACTGTCCAAACTGTTGAGATTCGCTTCATTCAAAGGCGTAGCATCGCTTGGGTAATTCTCCCAGTTGATACGGTTATATGCTTTATTCATGATCCTCGCTCTCCTTTTTAAGATTTTCCTGCATCTGCTCCCGCTCGGCGATAACGTGCCGGTTTGCTTCCGCTTCTACCTGGTGCAAAATATCCTTAAGCACCAAATGTTTTACTTCAATTGGAACATCACTGCTTGCATTGATAAAATTGATAATGTCATTCTCAAACTCACGAATTTTTGCATTGACCATTTTCTCATCCTACTTTTCTTTTTAATTCTTCTAGTGCTTCTTGCTGTAACTGTACTGCAGCGATCAGATCAGCGATCAGTTCCGTTTTGTCAAGCGCATAATAGGTATTGCCATCTGGATCTGGATTCTCGGAGCAGATCGCCCAGTCTTCATCTCCAATCGCAGTCAGTACCTCCTGTGCAATCAGACCATGCCGGTAATGTCCCGCGGAATCATAATTGTAAACAAACCGGCACGGACGCAGAGACTGTATAAGCGCTGCGCTCTTTTCCCGATCAAGAGATTCTATACCGTGTTTTAGTCGCTTGTCCGAATAAGATTCCCACCCGTAGGATGAGATTCCTTTTCCGGTCGACAACATCTGTGCAATCGTATTGGCTGATGTATCACGCACTGATACTGCCGAATAGCTGGCTGTGAGTTCCCTCGTATCTGCTACTGACTTCAATCCATCTGTTCCCATCTGCACAAGAGTGCCTTCCCGTTTCAATTCAACCAAGTTGTCCGTACTCTCTGTCGCGTCAATGTGCACATACCCGCCGGTCATCTCCACAGATCCCCTGAGTTCCAACAAATCAGCTCTAATCTTTAAACCCTCTGCCGACTGGTTAATTTCCGACACAACGCTATCCCTAGAAACTTTGCTTGTGATCCCATCTGCATTAACCTGTATTGCCGCCGCAAGCTGTCCCTCTTTTTCCGTTGCCCGGTTGACCTCCGCTGTGATGCTCTCTGCAGTCTGGGTAATCTTACTGGATAGCGTACCCTCGGCGCTCGTTGCCCGGTTGACCTCCGCTGTGATGCTCTCTGCAGTCTGGGTAATCCGCGATGATAACCCGTCAGTGGTATTCTTTACTTCTGACCGGATTTCTGTGGCTGTCTGTGTGATCTGTGACTGCAAACCCTTTTCCACGTCAACGATTGTCGATTTCGTCTCTTCAATTGAGCGTTCCAGAGTGTTGCTCTTTCCTTTCAGCTGCAATATGCTCCGCTGTATTCCGTTGACCTTACTTGTCCGGTACTCTTCTCCGTTTGCTTCCAGATCATCGCGCAAAGCCTGTATGCCTTTCAGCGTGCGCTTTAGGATGTAAGTCTCGATCAGTTCATATTTTGTAGCCAGCCGTACCGCATCTCCGGCTTCAAGGCATGGATTTCCTTTGCAGTCAGCACTAAATGGTCTGTATATAATTCCTTTTATCTTTGATAACGTTTTTTCTCCAATTTCGTTTAATTCCTTTGTCCCTTTCCCATAAACAAGGAAATTTCCCTCGATCACATAAGTGTTTCCGCCATCACCTACAATTGCTCCTATATCATTCTCTTTTTCACGAATTTGCAGTTTGTCAATCGTTCTGACAATATAATCTTCATATTGTGCTGAAATGTACTGGCTTTTACTTATGCTGGTGCTCTTTGGATTTCTAGGATAAAGATCATCCGCCGGGTAAAGATCATTCGCCGGATAAAGCCCCTGCATCTCTTGCGTTAAGTACACATAGCGAAACTTTCCAACGCGTCCTATATTTCCCATACAACCGTTAATTTCAAGTATACAAGACAAAACCTCTTTTCCGCTTATGGCTTCGCCTATCGTGCTTGTCTCTGCGGTATCTGAACTTCCGCTACTTGATGCTGTCACTTCTACAGTTTTTTCAATAATCATTTCATCATTTACAAGAGATACTTCTTCCTGTTCCACTCCAAAATGATTAAAAAAGCTATCTCTGAATTGTTTGAGCGTTACCTTGCTATCTTTTTGTGGAAGTATCTGATTGTACCAATCAGTAACATCAGATGATAAAATATCATACAAAGCATCGTAAGCTACCACATCCCGGCACGTCCGATCTGCCGTAGGTGTGTCAGAATAAACCTTGTATCTTCCTATTTGGAATGGTTTATCTTCGTGACCATCAAGAGTCATCTTTGCAGTCAACCACTTGCCTTTCATTGGCAAGAATACATTGGACACCGTGAATTTAATCATCCCGGCTTCACATGCCCCGAATGTTAATTCAGATTCCGAACACAAGCTTTCTGTCAATTCAAATTTTTCTTGGTGTAATTCGGTGTTTGTGATATTGATTTTCCCATCATCAGATACAATGTTTAACTGTTTGTCTACGCTGTCCTTTAGAAACAAATTTGAATATTGGTAATCAACCACCGTATACACCCCCTATAAATGCCAGCCTTACAGAGTTGTAATGGATTTGACCTCCATACGTTCCGTATATAGTAGGCTGAAAATCTGCCATATATCCGTACTGTGTTACATAATCGTCATATTCCGGGATGTACGCCGTGATATAGCAGGCTCTTCCAGTTGCATTAGTAAACTGCTGACGGATTTTACTTATAATGGCATTAAATTCCGTGTTTGTAAGCATAGCCCGTGTTTCAAACTCAACTTTTAACGCCTTTAATTCCACGGCATTTCTATGTAGATAGCCGTTAGCGTCCGTATAATCATCTAAGTCCTGCATATTTACATATGGGCTATATGTCTCCGGTTTCATAAAAGACATTGGAACTGTATAATTTCCAATCTTTAACAACCATCCGCTGTACGCCATGTTTCCACCACCTAACTGTTTTGGTTTGCGGCTGTCTCAAATGACAGTCGGTAAAATTGTTATAAAAATAGCACCTACCAGTTTGATAGATGCCACTTCTTTTCCTTTATCTATTTTGTGATTACTTCGATATTGGTCGCTTTAATCACAATTTTATCCGGCGTGTGAATTACTTCCGCGTTTCCATATGTAATCTTGATTCCACTCATAAAATCCCTCCTAAATTTCATACTCCGGGTATGCCGCTTCCCAAGCATCCCTATGATAAGTATTGACCTCGCCATAATTCGCATCAAAAATCTTTTTTACGCCATATCCAAGTTCAATGCTCTTTTCTTTGAGTTTTCGCCAATTAAATGTTTTCCAGTCCACACCGTTCATTGCTGCAACACGCTTAATAGAATACCAGTCTTTGCTATAATCAAGTTCCTGTTGTAACTTTTCCTTTTCTTCTTCCGCTGCTATTCTAGCAATTCTTTCTTCTTTCAGCTCCGTCAATATCTTAATACCAAAGTCTGGATTGCTTAAAATATTATCAATTACCTTATCCGTAGCATACATACCATGTTTCCGGATGCTTGGAATGACTTCCATTGCGAGCCAGTTCTGGAACTTGTCCGCCGTTTTGTTGCTTGCTTTCATACCAAGGCGATAAAAAATCGGTTCTGGGATATAATCGTCTTTCCCAACAAGTTGGGAAAATCCAAACTCTATACAATATCCATTCATAGTCTCCCATCTTACATATGTTTTTCCGTTCTTTTCCTGTGTCCAGCCAAATCCTCTAGCTGTATCCTCTGCATTGATAGAAATACTTCCGTCCTCATTTAACATTGTTCGTGCTGAAAATCCAAGTTCTGGATTATTAAAAACTTCAATGTTATTTTCCTTAACTTTAGTTGCAAGAGCTGTATATGCCATACTTTCTATCTCCTAAATTTCCGAGCCTTGCATTTCGCAAGGCTCAACCTTTAAATTCACGTGCGTTAGGAACATACCCTAACAGGAGTTACACGCTATATATTCAATCCATTTGGATGAATTTTCAAACAAAAAGACCGCCAAAGACTGAATTTCTTCAATCTCTGGCGGTCACGAATCCGCACCTATTCCTCATAGGCTTGCAGGACGTCCTAAATTCTTTAGGTCTTACCTGCGTGATTTTTAATTATTTTGTATTCTATACCATATGCCAAAATCTGTCAATCAAATTCCAACCTCTGCTGCATATTGGCATCGTCAATCTGTTCCTGCAAAAAATACGGCGTCTGATAGGCATTTATCACTTCCACTGCCTTGTCGCACTGGTTACGCTTGATGCTCTTGTAAGACCGAACACCAAAGTTGTATTTCAGATTGGCATACAGATTGTTGTAAACCTTTTGGCGCAATCCACGGTTGCTGTATGCGCTCGACTGTTTTCCGCCCATGATTGAAACGCCTTTCTTTCTGACAGCTTCCGTAATGCGGTCGGCTTCCACCGGAAGTATCGGTAAGTCCATCTTAAGACTTTCCAAATCCGCCTTGATTTCGTCAACCTCTGCTTTCAGTTCCGTGTGCCCCTGTGCAAGCAATGCAATCTTCCCGTCCGTGGTCTGCGGCATTGTATATGTACCAGTCTTTCGAATGGATGGGAGAACTTCGGATGTGACCCATTTCTTGAACTTCTTCGCACTTTCCAGTTTGCTGCCAAAAATGAGGGAGTACAGACCGCTTTCATTGATAACGGTTATATCCCTATTCTGACCCTGGCTCACCATTTTGGTGAGTTGCTTATCCTCTTCATAAACGTGCCTTTTTATTGCGTTAATCGGAGCTGTTCCTTTTCCAAATCCAAGTGCCGTTGCAATATCTATTCCTACAAACCACGGCTCATTGTCAATAACTACTGTTCTAATATCTCCAAACTCTGGATTGTTAAAAATCTGAATATCGTTCATCAGCAAATCCCCCATTTCTGCTTAAATGAAAGTATCGTGCTCAAAATAAACTGCAAAAATTTTTCGTCCTGTATGCTCTGGATTTCCGTTATCAGCTGTTCTTTCATCTCGCACCGCCTTTCTTGTCGGATGCAAGGTTACTTGTAAAAATCCACACACATTTTAAAAAGTGTTCGCTGAGTAAATTCAGATTTTTGGTAATTTCTTCAATATACATTTCTCTCATAATAATCTACCTTTCTTTCAAAAAATGTTTGATTTCTCCGAAAGAAACTGATATGATAAATTTATCAATTCCTTTCGGATTGGTGTCAGAGTAGTCAATTACCGCCAAGTAATGTTTGACTACTCTTTTTTGTTGTTTTTAATTTCTTTTTCCACTAAACCTATGCCTTTCATAATGGTATCAGTTCTTGTCAATTCCAATTCATCAGCACATTTTTGAATACGATTAGCTTCATCTTTTGTTATTCTGATGTTGAGATTAACATTCCTTGGGTTTTCTTTGTGTGGTCTTCCTGCCGGACTAATAACAATCACTCCTTTCAATTATTGCCCTTGCAATATTTATGTTTTTATAATATATGCCCTTGCAATAATTGTCAATACCCTTTTGAAATATTTTTCAAAAAAAGAAGCGCATCTCTGCGCTCCCTCTTATATACCCGCTTTCCCCAGCCTTTCCCAATCTGCATCCCTAGTACATTCATCCTTTTTCTTCAATAAGTTTTCGTTCTCTTTTTCCAGTTTTTCTATTTTTATTTCCAATTTCTTTTTCTCTTTTTTCAATGCAATATTCTCTTTTTCCAAATCGTCCGCACGAATAAGCGCGTTTGACTCCCTATTAAAAAGATCAGTATTGTGAGCCTTTAATGCATCTTTTTCTTTATTTAACTCTCTTATTTCCCATTTGTAATTCTTTTTATCTTGCATCATCTTAATTTTCAATTCTTCTATCGTTTGATGTGCTTTATTCAACTTCTTTTTGCACTCATTTAGTTCTGATTCAGACTCCCTATTCTCCATCGTAATTCTCCACATATTAAATCCAAATTTATATGAAAGTGTAGCCACAATCATTACATATAATTTTATTTATTTCATATGTTTGATCTTTTCTCAAAATCTTTTCCTTTTTATTTACTAAAGTAAACGGTTTAAATGGATTTAGATTTGCAGTGTATCTTGTCTTTGTTTTGCCTGGTACAAATTTCTGCTCCGTATAATGAGAACAATTTTCGCTCCCACATCTTGGACAGTAAACCTCTTTTTTTTCTCCGAATAAAGTATATTTATATATACCATTAAATCCCGTGTTTTGAGATCTTTCAACAGAATTTCTTAAGAATAATTTTCCAACACCTGTAATCTCTGGCTCTTTTGGGCGTTCCCACCCTCTATCATTTTCGTTTTCTTGTTCGTATGATTTATAAAATTCACTTTTCCCCGCAGACATTTCATTGTTTTCGTGTTGTTTCAACGGAAATCCGCAATTGATACACATTTCTGCTTTGTCTGAAATTTCTTTTCCACATTCAGGACATTTAATCAACGCCATGTGTTACCCTCCCACCACTTGTAATAAAATGATTCTACCACAAGCGGCGGTATTTGTCACTACTGTGCATTAGAACTTTATCCCCAAACAGGATCAAATGCTGAACTGTCTCCGTATCTTCGTTTTGCCTCGCCCTTGTAAACTGTTCTGGCGGCATTGAATAATCATTATCGCTTAATATCCCACTTGTTCAGCCGCATATTGTGCTTCTTCATCGGTAAATTTTACATATTTTAATTGGTCTATAAGTCCCTGCTTTGAAAATGATGTCAAATCTAAATAACTCTTTGCTTTTTTCACAGCTTCTTTTTTCCAGTCAGCACCGCAATTATCTGCCGCGTACACTGCTTCTTCATGTGTATACTGTTCGTATTCTAACTGTTCAATCATCCCTTGATATGAAAAACCTGCTAAATCAAGATATCTCTTTGCTTGTTTCAAGGCATTTTGCTGCCCAAGCGTTATTTGTTCACTTTCTTGTATCTCTTCCGATGTATCAGTTGTTTCACCAATTCCATATTTCGAATATAGATTTTCTGTTTGTACAATCATTTCCGATGCTTTACCGCTAAATTCATCTGGAATCTTAAAATGGTCAATTTTTTCGTTTATTGTATCTTTTACAATTTTCCCATTTTCTACAATATAAGAATACTCTTCGTCTCCTATGTACCCTACATAAGAAACTGATAATCCAAGTTCTTGTGGACGCTTGCATATGCAATAGCAGTCAAAATACATAACATAAATATTATCATAATGACCATATGCACCTACGCAGTATTTATTCCCGTCTTCAAATATTCCAACAAAATTATTGTTTTTATCGTCATATTCAAAGTTAGCCCCCTCAACCCCGGCTTTTACTTCGTTTTGTTCTGTTTCTTTTGTTAAATTCTGATCTCTATCATTATTTTCTTCTTTGCTTTGATGCTCGCTATAATATTCTTCCGTTTTTTCGCTTTCAACGGTTGAATATTCGTTATCAAGATTTCCGCTACACCCTATAAGCACCACGGTAGCTATTGCCAAAAATACTATTCCCCACTTTTTCATGAACTCCCTCCCATTTGTAATATGTTATACAAACCATACCACAAACGAAAGAGAGTTGCAATTAAAATATAGGAACTGGGTTCCTCTGCCCTGCTTTCGCTTCTTCTCGCCATTTTTTTATAACATTCCTATATGCCTGATTCGAATCAAGAACCGCCGTAATATCTGCTTTTTCAAGTTTTGATACAATGACGTCTCCCAGTTTATCGTAATCAATAGCGCTTGACATTGCTATCTGCATTTCTTTTCCTATTGTACTTTCAATGCTTCCCGAACTGTATTTTATAGAAGCATTTACATTGTCCGTTATACTCCTGTTGTACTTATATGCAACTTCCGGCGCTGCTTTTAACCCTGCCAATCCAAAACTGTCCTTAATTCCCTCGGACCAGTTTTTTATCTCCTTAAATGTACTTTTAGATCCATCAGAAATACCATTATTAAATCCTTCTACCGTAAATCCTGCAAATTCTTTAAACACTCTTGATGGCGAATGTATGCCCATCAAATTTGTAAACCAAGAACTGATATTGGATACCCAACTGGAAATAACTCCGTACGTGGTGTTCTGGTTTCCGGAAACTCCGCCATTGAATCCCTCTACAGTATATTTACCATAGTCAGAAAATACTGTGGATGGTGAATGTATTCCCATATTGGTTGTAAATGGCTGTTTAATGTTGTTCTCAAGATATGTGAGCATGGCATCATTTGTTGTGTTCGAATTTTCTGAAATACCATTATTATATCCATCTATCGTATTTTTCGCCCATCCTCTTCCCATACCAGAAAGCATGGCATCTTTTAAACTTCCTTTTTGTGTAATTGCTCCTGTTACTGTGTCTACAGCACTTTGAGATTGAGCAACACCGCCATCTGCAAGTCCATTTACGACAACTTTTCCACCCGCTACTGCTACATCATATCCTCTTCCGTTATACCATGTTGTTATTGCTTCTTCTAATGCACTAGTCATTGTCGGTATGGCTTCTGCTGTACCGGCTACTCCGCCAATTCCAAACTGAACAACACCTTTTTCTCCAAGATTATACATATCCTGATCGGTCGTTCCATAAGCGTCAATAATTGTTTGATAAAGTTCTACTGCTTCTTCTCCAACTACCTGCTTGCCATTAACGAACACTCCGCCAAGATCATCTATTGCTTCTACAGCATTCTTAGCAATGACGCCAAAATTAATCTTTTTTATCGCTTGTTGTAATAAATTGTATTCATTAGTATGCTGTTCCAATAACTCATTTGCCGAATTATATTGTGACGTTGCTTTTGCAACCTCATCTCTAAGTGTCTTTTGTGTTTCTGTTATTTTTGTCTGTTCATCTTCCAGAAAAACCATTTGCTTTACGAGTTCATCATGTGCATCACCTGCATTTTTAGCTTCTATGCCATTTGCTTTTAATGCATCTGTATTTCGTTTCCACCAGTCATTTAAGTCCTCGGTTGCACCTATATCGGATAAGATTTCGTTTAGTTTATCCAACGCTTCTGCGTTATCTTTGTAGTTCTGCTCTGATACTTCCAACTCGACATTAGCTTCCGCAAGTGCCTTACTGTACTGCTCTACAACATCTTTATATCCTGCAACTCTATAATATTCTTTCTGTGCTTCTATAGTCTTTAATAGTTCTTCCTTTTGTGCTATATATTTTCCAGTAGTCATATCAATCTGATTTGCTAATTCTGGACAAATATCAATAAGCTGTTGTGCTCTCGTTTTTAATGTTTCTTGATCTGCTGCTGTTAAGCTCGTCTTGTCTGCAAGTTCGAAATATGAATCTGCAAGCTGTTGAAGCTGATCTGCACTTGCTTCGGATTTAGATGTTAAATCCTTTGTAGTGTCAGCTAAATCTCTTAGATTTTGTGCAGCATCTTCCATTTTCTGGTTATTTGATCCTATTTCTTCCTCAAACTCCAAAAACTGATCTGCAATCTCTTTTTGCCAACTTTTATGGAAATTATATACAGCTAACCCTATTGCTGCGATCGCCGCTGCTATTGCTAAATAAGGATGCGCAACGACAGTAGCTGCAAAATTCAAAAGAGTATCTTTTATTGCCAAAATCTTTGTCTTAATATTGTCTAATGCTGATAACGTAATGGTTGATATTTTTATTGCTGCAATTACTCCAAGAATGGTTGCTTCTATTGGTGCAGCAGAAAATATACCAGACCATGTGCTTAGCCCAGCATTTATAGCTTTCCAAATTACCTGCGCAATTTTTCCACATATGCCAAGCCAATCTATATCAGACAGGAACTCTCCGATTTTCTTTCCAATCCTATACCAATTCACTCCATCAATAGCAGAAATCATTGCATCAAGCAAACCTTTCGCCCATGTATTCAATGTTCTTGCCAAAAGAGTAAACTTGAAAGTTTTGAAAAATTTATTAATCCCTGCTGCAATAGAATTTCCAAAATTCTTCCAGTTAAATCTCGTTCCAAAAGAATTTAAAAACTCCAATGCAGTATTCAATGCCCCTGCAATCGTTTTTCCTACATTTCCAAACAGTCTCGGATTGATAAGACCATTAAGGAAATCTGCCAAGCCTTTGCCGAAGTTTTTTGCCTTGGAATAAATTTTATCCCAGTTAATAGACTCCATAGCTTTTGATAAGGCACCACTGATGTATTTTCCAAGTTGTTTCAGATTTTTAATATCACTTTCGTAATTTTTGAAAATAGTATCTGTCTTGACGAGTTTACCGCCACTGGCACCACCGGATGCACCGCCGCCGGAACCGCCCGAACCTTTTTTTCCAGAACCATCATTTGTTGTAATCAGTTTCAATTCGTCAAACTGACGGATGCCCTTATTCATCTTGTCAATGTTCTTTGCCGCCTGTCCTGTGCTGTCCGCAACATCATCTGCACTCTCTGCCGCATCTGAAAAGTTATCTGCAAGTCCTGCGCCGGAATCCTCATATTTCCATCCGAAGATTGCGCCTAAAGCGTTTGTAACCTTTGTAACAAAGCTGATAACAACCAGTAAAACGGAATTGAGTGCTTTTACGAATGGTTTAAAAGCATTGATTAATGCTCCACCAATAACACTGCCAAGCTGTTCAAATGACTGTTTTAAAATTCTTATCTGGTTCGCCCACGAATCAGCCGTACGTGCAAAGTCTCCCTGCGCTGTCTGCGTATTGGCAAGGACGTACTGATACCGGAGCATTGTCTTTTCAGCCTGTGACATAGACTCGATATCAGAATCTAATCCCTGTTTCATCGCCCACTCTTTAAGGGTTGCCTGTGTAAGATCAAGACCGTAATCTCTTAATGGACGTGTCTGTCCGGTAAATATTGCAGCTAAATCCTGCGACACAACATCCTGATCTATGTTATACAGAGATGCCATATCAGCAGTTAATTTTGTTAAATTCAAAGACACATCAGCCATGGAATCAGACAAACCAATATAGCCATCTGTCTGTTTGTTCAAAAACTCATTGGCTTTCTTTATCAAACTGCTGTCAATTCCCATGGCTGTTCCCATTGCTTGGAATCGGCTTGCCGTCTGTTTCAGTGTCAGTTCTGACATACCGAACTGTCGTATAGAGTCCTGTGCAAACTCATTGACTTTCTTTGACATGTCCCCAAAAGTAACATCAACAACGTTCTGAACCTCTGTTAATGCGGATGATATGTCGATTGCATTTTTTATTCCTCTGATTGCTCCGTACAGACCAAGATAAATCCCCATAGAGGACAAAATCTGTCTTGTGAATGACTTGAGTCCAATCAATGCTTTTCCTGTGGATGTCTTAAATCCAAGGAAAGAACCGGAAAGACTACTGATGCTGGTATTTAACCCAGAAATTGCGCCACCAGACCTGTTGGAAAGATTGCCGAGTGCCTGCGTCATCTGAATGATATTCGAAGATACATTTGGTGCTTTTGAAAGCGTCTCAAACAGATATTTAAGGTTGTCAGCAAGCAAAGGTATATTTGTTACTGCACGTCCGCTTGCAACGCTTCCAAGCCTTGATATGGCTGTTACAAGGTTGCTCATATTGGTCATATCAAAATTCAATGCACCTATCTTGTTCATCTGGCGTACAAAGTTTTGTAACTGCGCAGATAAAGCCGGCAGATTCTTTGTCGCCTGTGTAGATGCCTTGCCACCAATTTTTGACAGTGCCGACACCATGCTTGTGAGTCCGCTTGTATCAACAGCTTTAACACTTGCTATTCCAGATGCAAGATCTCTCACAGCAGAAGATATTCCGTGGATAGAATTTGCATCAACACCAGAAAATTTATTGAGTGCCCGCACCATTGATGTGATTTCCGAAGATTTACCACCTTTGAACCCGGTAGCTGCATCGGAAATGCTTCTGATTCCGCTTGCAATATTTGAAAGTTTTGCAGTGTCAAACGATATGCTTTCCCGGAGCCTATTCATGCTGTTTACAAGGCTTTCTATGGAATTACTTGCTTTTGCAGAGTCAGCTTTGATTTTTATTTGTAATTCATCAATGTCTGCCATATATGCACCAACTTTCTATGCAAAATAAAAAGACGGTAGGCTGTGACACCTTACCGTCCTTGATCTACTCTTTTAATTTTTCTCTTGTAACCGGTCCGCATTTCTTATCTACTGTAATTCCGACTTTTTTCTGGAATGTTCCAATACCGGTCGCCGTATCATTTCCAAGAATACCGTCCACATTACTGTTTCCCTTTTTATCTTTTTCATCCAGGCATCCGTGATAAATAAGCTCCGTCTGAAGCCATCTCACATCATCCCCTCTCATGCAAGGGAATTTTTTCTTTAAAATCCTTGCAGGTTCCGGGTATGGGTTTAAATGATCTTTTACATTTTTTCTAGGGTTTCCGCTTGTCACAATCGCTGTATGACCTTTTGTTTTTGTGACAATAACATCTCCGTTGTAAAGAACCATTCCTGCCGCATAACCTCCAATGTCATCAAACATGCCACTAGAAAGAAGTACAGATTTTTCATTTGCTGTGGTGAAATTTCCAACATCTTTTCCAGTTGCATGAATAATGCATGCACGTACCGTTGTGCCGCAATCTGCTTCTGTTTTTACTTTTGAATTAATACCATATTTGACAATTCCAAGCCGGTGTCCCTGACAGTAGCCAATATTATCATTATTGCACGCTGTAATCATTGATTCTGCCAGTTTATCCGCCATATCTTTTGTTTTTGGTCTTAACACATACCATCCTTTTTTATGAACATAAAAGTTTTGCATACTTACTTCTGTTCCGGTCTGATCTCCCGGTCTCCCACCGGTCAATTTCCCATTTTCATCATGTCTTGCAGATCCAATTCTCATATTTATACCTCCAAGTTCTTTTCTGGTTTTGGGTGGCTCAACTCATAGTTTGACTGCATGACTTTAAGTTTTGCCACAAATAGCTCTCTCTGTTTCTTTATTTCTTCTTCCGTCATTTCTGAATCATCTTTCCCTTGTTGCTCATTGATTGGTTTTTTAATATACTTTGATTTTGCTTTTCGTCCGGCAAGGCAATGTTCTACTGCCACCGATACCGCAGACAATCCGTATGTTCCAAACCACATCCACATCTCATTGTCTCTTTGCTTTTTATCTAAGTTGTAAGCATCCGCATAAGGCTGTAAATCAGCCGGGCAGGACGTGTCTATGTCACGCACGGTAAATCCATACCCTTTTGTAACTAAAAGCCAGAATGGGCGGATTTCCGCACAATATGTTCCCCATGTAAGTTCTCTCTGTTCTTCTACTTTTTCCTCGGAGTTTTCTTCTCCGCTTCTTTCTGATCTGCTTTGAGCAGTTTTGATAAAAAACCGTTTTCAAGCAGCTCCGCTAAAAGTGCATTGTAAAGTACCTGAACATCTGCATCTTCTCCGTCAAAGTAATCATCCAGCATGGCATATACTTTTCCAAGCTGCTGTTCCTTTTCTCCCTCATTGTCCGGATTGTATCCAAGTTCCTCTTTGTGAAACTTCTGCGCGCCTACAAGGATTAACTCTGGAAGAAATAAAAGGATTTCGTCAACCGCTTCGATATCTTCCATCTGGTCTAATTTTGCTACTTTCTTGATAATTCCGCTTTTCACGGTTGCTTCATATCCAAACTTGATCTGTAATTCTTTCTCGCCAAATTTTAATTTTTTCATTTTCTTTCCCTTTCTCCCTCTCATATAGGGAAAGGGCAGTCCGAAGACCGCCCTGTTCTTTTAAATTGTTTCTTCAAGCTCTGGCTCGGTTGTCTGGTTATCGTCAGCCGATCCAACCGAACTATTCGACTGACGTGTTATTCCCCCGGTGTAAAAGCTACAGCGGTGTCCATGCCCTTGTATTCTTCAATGGTAAGATTCATTTCAACCGTCAAAAGTTCGTTCTGACCAATCTCCGGCTGTGGAATCTGCTCTGGCGGCTGAGCCACAACAAAAAACGCGTCGGTAAATCCCGGGATAATAGTTTCAAACCACATTCTTTTCCCGCCGGAAAGCGCCTTATACGCCGTGATAAGTGCTTCCCACTCTTCCTTTGTGGCATCCGTAAGGTTTACCGTGATAGGGAAAGAGCCACCGGTATCTGCGCGACCCTTTACATATCTGGTAATAGCATCTTCTAATGCAGATGCGTCAATCTGTTCCGGCTCAATGTTAATACCGCCGATTGCGTTAATTCTTGTAAGCTGTTTAAACGATGTAGGCTTTGTTCCGGCTGTCGCTTCTGTGCCATAGCCAAACGTAATTCCTAACGTAGACAATCCTGCTTCTGCCATTTTTACCTCTCTTTCTACCGCCAAATAATGCGGTTATCGGGCGCATCTTTTTGCACCCGGTGCATAAAAAATAGAGCCTTTCGGCTCTTTTACATCAATCTGTCGTTGGCTCCGATTATCCGCCGGAACCTTGCAACGCTTCTAAATTTTTTTTCACTGTCATTTTTAAACTCCGGCATTGCTGTAATTTGAAATCGCATCTGTTTAAAGGCATCAGCTAAAATAGCCATAATCCCTTTTGCATCGCTCTGCTTTGTGTTTGTAATGACTTCAACCTGTATTGTTTCCTGCACCGCATTTACGGATGTGCCCTCTAAATCTGCCCCACGTTCAAGCCCCGGCATCTCATGGATGTAAATAGTCGGGAAAACAGGGTCTTTATCAAGGTTCTTTTCAACCGTTGTAAATGCAGTGTCAAAATTCATGCTTTTGTATTTTTTCTTGAGTTTTGGTTTGGCTATCGTTGCAACATTGGAGAAAATGTTTGTTTCAAGATCATATACCCACTGGTTGTCTGCCATTATCCAAACACCTCCTTCGCTGTCTGTGTAACAATCTGCCGCAACTCATTCGCGGTCAGATACATGAATGGTCGGCTTGGCATTCCCTCTGTAAACCACCAATCGCCATTGTCGTCCTGATAAAACCATCCATATCTTCCATCTGAAATCTGATGTATAGTTTTTCCACTTGCGTACTGCCACGAAACACCCTCCGGCAGTTTCCCATGATAAGGACTTTGCTGTCCCACAATTCCGGTTCCAAACTCAACAAATGCGGCATGGTCTGTACCGGCTATTACCGCCCATATCCCGCCGCCCTTAGTGCTTCCTTCGTATTCCACGTGAACACTTGAAATCAGTTCCGATGTGAATATTGCGTCAAGGTCAGCAATTTGCACTCTGGCAATCTCTACGCCCTTTTCCGCGAGTTTTTCTGCCAATAGCTTACATTTATATGTTAAGCTGTTTTGATAGGCTCTAAGCTCTTGTATTGCATTCTGAATAGACTTTTCAGACAGGCTCATTGTGATTACTTTCTTCCCCATGCCGCACCTACTTCACATTTTTTTGCAATAAGAACAAATCAACCGTCAATCCCTCGTCTGCAACACCTTTTACGATGTAATCAGCCGAATTTTCGTCAACGATTGTATTCTCTTCATCTTTGTACCTTACATCTGACCGTTTCCATACCAAAGAACCGACGTTCAATGGAAGTTTCCCTTTGTCCTCGACAATCTGAACAAAGTTTGTGGAATTGTCAACGCCAAACTCTTTTATAAGTGCTTCACTCAACTTATTGCTGATTGAAGAATAAAAAACCACAGGCTTCTCATAACCTGTGGTATACTCTCCGGTTGTTTTTGGTATTTTGTTTCCGTCATCGTCAAGGTAATAAATTACATTTCCATCTGAATCAGTATATGAAGAATATTCGATGTTTCCATCCTCGTCCGTCACATACACCGGAACCTTTCCGCTCTGTAGCGAATAACTCATTTTTTGCTTATTCAATTCAAGCATTTCATTTCACATCCTTGCCAAACCGTTTCCACAGTTCAGACAATTTTTCCCAGCCATACATTGCAACAAAAGCAACAATAAATCCTGCAATAATAGCCGCCAAAATCATGTACCATAAAATTGTCATCTGAATATACTGCATATATGCCACAAATGCAGCTACAGTAATTCCAATGGAAAGTACAAACACAAGAATGTCTGTCGGCACCTTAGAAAACGCTCCTACGCCCTTGATAACCTGTGTTATTACAGATACAACAAAAGCAAGTGCCCCAATGATTGCCAAGATGATTGTCATATTGGCAATAACGCTCTGTAAAATGTCCATGATTACACCTCCTTATCATCATTAAGACGGTTTTCAATTCCGTCAATTCTGTGATGCGCTGATTTCACACTTTCCTCAACTTTAATAATCCGGTTGTCATGTGAGTTGATTTCTTTTCTCATCTCCGAGACTTCATTCTTAATATCCGTCGTGTTGTTTGAGATGGCATCCAGTTTCATATTGATGCGTGTATTTTCTTTCACGCGTTCCTCAACATCCTTTGTGTCTGTTCGCTTGTTATTCTTTAATCCCATATAGACGGAAAAACCGAGTGATAACACGCTTATAATGATTGCTGTAGATAATTCTATCGTCATATCATATACCGCCTTTCTTTGTAATTGGCACACCGCCCACCACCGCTCAATGTGTGCCGCCTGCTACGTTTTTCCAACATCGGCAAAACGTAACGCACAATCTTCTAACCAGATGGAATCCCATACGGTTATAATGCTTTTACAAACGGAAATACTCCAACAAACAAGCTTTCCCTGTCTTTCCAGCTACGGCTTACGCCGTTTTCTGAATAACTTGCCATATAGGCTTCTCCTGCCTGTGAATGGTCGTACAAGGCTAAATTGACGATTACATCCTCAAACTGTTTCAAGTCTTCGGATATTTTTTCATCCGTGTAGCTTTCCGGGTAATTCCGCTTGCTTACCACTTCATTTCTTGCCTGTTTGATAAGCTGTTCGATGTAAGGATTATCTTCTTTCTGGTCGAACACGACAACATCAGAAGTAACACCATCTTCATCCGTAACGGTTTCAATATGAAATTGTTTCAGTCTGATTTTGACCTGCTCTAATGTTGTATATTCGTCCATTCTTCCCTACCTATAATCCGAACTGCTCGATCAAAATGCGTTTCAGTTCCGCTCCACTGATTTCTTCTGCACCCTCGATCCCATGTTCAGCGGCAAGTGCCTGTAAATCAGCAGTGCTCATTCTGTTAATCTCTGTCTTGGTGTACCCTCCGGAAGATTTCTCTCCCAGAACAATGTCCGGGATTTCATCTCCTGCTTTGTACCATTTTCCATTGCGCTTTACCGTGTATTCAGCAATCATACCGCACCTCCTACGCAACTTTCATGACAACAACGCTGTCCATGCCCTCAAAAGTAGGCAATCCGATCATTGACACAACGCAATGAGTGTTGATCGGATGATTTGTTGCGTATGTATACACCGAAATACCGGTTTCTACAATAGAAAGGTTTCCGTCTGTTAAACTTCCGCTTCTCTCTTCCGGTGTCTTTCCAAAGACATAATCTCCAAGGTACACGCCGGATGCCTGCGCTGAAATAACTCCTGTAGGAATAAAATATTTGGTGGCACCGTCTGCCGGGTCGATGTAAAGTTTGTCGTAAACTTCAATCTCGATGCCGTATCCTCTAAGATACTCTGTAACCTGCCCCTGCTGTAAACGAATACCTCCATTGTAAGCAGTAATTCCAAGCACCTGTTTCTTTGTGTCTTCTGCCTTAAGAACCATCTCCCACGTTTCTGTATTCATGCTAAAACGTGCAAGGGAATATCCGGTTTTCTTTGCAAACTCACGTTTAATCTCGATAAGGTCATCAAGTGGCGTTGCTGTTTCTGGTGCAGACCATTTATCAGTATCGCTTCCGGAAATATCCTTGTAATGATCTCTCTTGTGCGCCACTCCATTGTCCGAAGTATAATCAACATAGAAGCTCTTGCCACCAATTGTTACCTGTACTCTTGGAATACCATCAGATGGTGCTAATAACTGCCAAATCTGGCGTTCCGGCACTACTCTTGCTCCTTCAATAAGCATCATCGGTTTTTTGCTGATTTCTCTAAGCACCTGGTTTGCCATGTTGGAATTTTCTGCCGACTGGTAATTTGCATACTCCTGCTCTTCACGCTCTGTTACCATGTAAGATTCACGGTAGAACGGCATCTCGTTCTGAATGTCAGAAAATCCACCGACGTCTCTTAGCTCTGCCTGTGCATCAAAATTGGATGCCTTTAATGATACCGGAAGACCGTTTTTCCCTTTGATAAATCTAAGTTTAAGGCTGTCCTGTTTTCTGGTTCTAAATTTCTGTCTACCTAAGTAAGGCGCAGAACCAAGCGTTTTTTCATAATTATTCCACATAACCCCAAGACTTCTTGCGGTAAATGCTTCTGCTAATGGTAATGCCATTCTCTAATACCTCCATTTCTTAATCAAAAAAAGTGACACGCGGTGTTGCTGCTTTTGCAGTTGCTTCTACGGTCACTCCATTTGCCGTTACCTTTGCGCTGTCAATAGAACCCTGATATACATAAGTTCCAGGCGCATCTCCCATTGTTACGTCAACATCTTCCAGAAGATACCCTTTGCAAGATTCGTCATTGCTTGGGAACGGTGTCCCTGCCTTTGCAATCTTCTTTCCGTTTGCATCGGCACTTGTTACCATTGTCTGCGGAACGATGCACGCCGCACCCTCATAAGGAAAGAATTTTAAAATTCCTTTACTCTGTGTAAAGTCTCTTTCAATTGGTTTTCCCATAATTTACCTCCTATAAAACATAATAGTCTTTGGCTTCTGCATTTTTTGCCGGTTCGCCAAAGCTGATACTTTCGGCATTTTCAACATCTGCCGTTTTTTTATTCTCTCCACCTGCAGTACCGCCGCCCGGATTTTCAGAATTATTTGCAATCTCCTGTTCCTTTGCCTGCGCTGCCGCGGTTTCCTTTTCGGCTGTAATCTTTCCAAGAGCGTCATAATCAAGGCTTCCATTATCCTTGACAACGGATTTTGCCTGCTCTGCATTGATTTTTAACTTTTCCATCAATGCTTCGCGCTGGTCTCTAATGGCGTTTTTCTTCTGCATATCTGCAATCTGCTGATTTGCTGTCTCTAACGCCTTGTTTGCTTTTTCAAGTTCCGTGAGGTTTCCTGCTTCCATTTCATCCAGCTTTTTCTGCAACTCATCTGCGCTGTCTGCCTTTGCCTTAAGCTCTGCTGCTTTTGCCTGTTCTCTCTGTACGGCACTGCCGTAATCAGCAATGATTTTCTCAACATTTTCCTCACTGATACCCATTGCAATTAACTCTTCTCTTTTCATTGATTACCTCCGATATGTCTTTACGAATTTTTGCGGTGCAACGACACCGAATGACACTGTTGATTTTTACGCTCACAACTTTGCGAATTTTTATAAAATAAAAACAGCCACCGATTACTCGGTAGCTGTCTTATTTTGCTGTTTATTTAATTGGTTTACAATTTCCTGTGCTTTTTGTTCCTGCTCTTCTGCATCATCAATGGTTTTCCACAACGCATCTATATATGGCTTAGACAAGAGGAATGTCTTTTCAGCATCTCCCCAAAGCCCCACCGTTTTAATGGCAATAAGAGGATGTATGCCGCACTCTAAAAGCTGATATAGTGTTTGCGACTTTGTATACATATTGTCTTGCGGGCTATGATTGATTTGCACATCAAAATCCCTCATTGACAATTTCAAATCATTGTCCTTAACGCGTATTACATTTAAGACAACTTTTGCAAGTCTCTTCTCTGCCGATTTCACAATTGGGTCTTTTAATTTTGCTCTTGTCTTTGAAAAATCCCATCCAGCCCTTAATGATACTGCTCCTTGTGTATCTCCTCCAGAGTTTTGGGACTCTCTGTTTGGTATTGCTAATATTGCCAAGGCATTGTCCCACAAATCATCTTTTGCCACCTGACACTGGCTCTGATTTAGTTCCTGCGTCATAATCTCAACATCGGCTTTGTTATCCTTGTTATTGGACTTTACCGTCAAAGCATGGCTCATTTTCATCTCTTCAAACGTTTTTGGGTCGATTTCACAGTTCACAAACTTAACCCAGTACTGAACAAACTGCTCAATTCCATCCATTCTGTTTGACTGCATATTGTTTATGGCATCCAAAATACCTATGACAAGCTCAATATCAGAAATTCTCTCATGATTATTTGGAAACTCAACAATAGGTATACTTCCAAATGCATGCAATTTCCATTCAGAAACTACTCCGTTTTGAAGTTTACATGAATAGTTGTCCGTATAGCACAGTTTGTACCATCTTCCATCTTCGTCTTTAAGCTCCTGCACCGCAACCACCGGTTCTTCCGTGCTCCGATTATAAATAACACACGTATTCATTGGAGTAGGCGCAACAATTTGAAATGGTATTTCTCCATTTGCAAATCTTACCGCCTTAAAAGATGTTCCGGTTGCTGACTGCCACTCTCCTGCTTTAATGTCTTTTTCCTGTTTATTCGCATCCACAAGATAGTCATTCAGCGCATCAACTGCCCGATTAATTTCATCATCATCTTTTCGACTGATAAACTGTATTGGCTCGCCATATGTCTGTCCTACTTTGAACTGAACAATCTCATACGCATGATTTTCTACTATTTTGTTTGTAATATCAGCATTTTGTACCTTTAATCGGTATAAAATCGGCTGATCTCCTTTGTAATACCGCCATAGGTATTCTATGATGGTTTTGTTGTAATAATAATTTCCGATGCAGTCTCCAACCACCTTGACAATATTGTCTTTTGTGATAGTTTCAACATCAGTATATAAAATTTTTCGCCCATAACATCCCTTAACAAGGTCTTGGAGAGATTTATTATTCATAATTGGCTCCTAAATAAACGTCATCCCACTGGATGTTGACCGGATTGTAAGAGATTTTAATTTCGTCTTTCCATTCTCCGGATAAAAAACAACTTTCTTGTGGCATTTCCTACATTCCACAGAAATGTTCATTGTTGAACGCCCATCGTGTGTGGCAACTTTTCTTCCGCAACGCGGGCAATATATTGTTTTTGGTGTATATACCATAAAATCCTCTTTTCTTTTCAAAAGAAAAAGCACCAGAGATTTCTCTTCGATGCTCTTTCAATGGGGGATGGTAAAGTGTTCAACTATTTGTTGACTTCTTCGATTATAACTATATCAGAAAAAAACCGGACATATCGGACAACTTTACTCTTTCATAAATCTATCGAACGCTTTTCTCACGCTGTCTTCTGTGTTATTGCCTCCTATTTGGTCGGCAACCTTATTCCAAGATTGATTTTCTAAAAATCTAAGGTTAATTATTCTTCTAATTCTGCTATCTTTTATATTTGCAATAAACTCTTCTACTTCATTTGTTTTTTCAAGAAGTTCGTTTTCCAAAATTTCGAGGGTGGTTTTTCTGGAATATAACAAGGTTTTTTTGTGCCTATATTCTGGCAATGGTATTCCTTCTATTTTAAAATGTTGGTTTCCACCATTTCCGCCAGAAACGCTATCAATAACCGTTCCTTCCTGTTCAATTTTTTCTATGTATTTTTCAAGCTTTTCAATTTTATTCCTTACTTCTTTTACTTCTTCTCTTAAATCTAAGTATTGATTTAAAATATCTTTGTTTACCATATCAATACCTCCTAAACGGATTCACTGCTGCTTCTACTTTTGCTACATTCCTTCCATTTGTCACTCTAAGCGCAAAGTTTGAAAATACATCTGGCACATCATCCAACTGCTTTTTACCGGATACTGAATATCTCTTAAGAAGAGACATCATTACTCCGTATGGCTCATTCGGCTTATATGATGATGGGTCTTTAAATATAACGTGCTGCAATATCCAGTTTGAGCACTGAAAAATCCTTGCTTCCTTATTTGTCTCCGTCGGTGTATCTGTGATATTGCATATCCATCCTTTGGCTTCCACTCGCTTGTTTACTTCCATTGCGACACGGTCCCCTCCGGCATTTCTCTCAAATTCACATTCCTGAACTTTGTTGTTTGTCAAAACATTTGCTGCATTTTCATACTGAACCTCATAATCTGCCGTGTTATCGCAAACACAATCCACGCAGTAGTAATCTTCTCCGTATTTTTGCAATACAGGCAGAACAAAATAGTCTGTTCCCTTTCCCTTTGTATCGCACTGACCGGTTACAATCTCCGGCTCTCCATGCGGCAAATTAAGATACCGACGTATTTTATCTTCCGGAAACAGCAATCCCTCACGCTCAATCGGTTCCTGTTTGTAAAGGCATCTATATGATATGTCGTCCATCAATAATTGCTGGTCTTCAAAAAATTCTTTTGTAAAACCGGAGAACTCATATTCAAAGTTGCTTTCTCCTGTAACTGGGTCTACATCCGGTACCGCAATAACCTTTACTCTCGGATTACCCTCGTACATATTTTGTATGCGCCCTATGACGTCGTGTACGCTCCATCTTGTGGCAATATGTATTTCCTTGCAGTTCTTACCGTCCGTGTCCTGTATCTTTCTCTGTCTGGCATCTACAGCGTATTTATCCCACAATTTATCAAGGATAATGGGATTCATTGCTTCTTCAATACCGCCGATCATATCGTCAACAAGTAAAAACTTAGAAGCCCTTACTTTACCGGCATTCTTACTACCAACAGACGTACATTGTACGGATGGAAACGATTTGTACTTCCCGACATTAAACTGCTCCATCTTCGCATTTGTGCTTGTCACGGAAAGATTTGGGAAAATTTCATTCCATGTATATTCTTCTTCGTTTGTAACGATATCGTACACACCGTCATAGTACATTCTGGTAATATCACCGCTGTGTGAATAAAAGAGGCTGAAATCTCTCGGAAACCATCCGGCAACAAGAGCGTGAAACATTTTTTCAACCGTTGTTTTTCCTGCACCCGGGACAAGTGATACGCACAGGATGTCATATCTATCATCAATCATGCCTTGCAGCGCATCTATGAGTCCGATTTTTAAGAATTGCTTTCTTCTTGGCATGTAAAACCGCTCTTTAGGCTCTCTCTTCTTCTCCAAATACTGGAAAGCACTATCCACAACTTTGTTTTGCGCTTCTAAAAGCAAAATTCCGTAGTATTTGTCCAGAATTTCATAAGATACCTTGTTTTGGAATGAATATTTCTCTAAATCCCATGGTGTGCCACCTGTAGATTGAAATATAAACTGCTCCGTCAGTTCTTTCGCTCTGGCAGAAACCTTTAATCCATACTCAACATCATTTTCTGTCAGAATGGCTACCCTTGCCGCTTCTGCCATGGCATCCATAACCTGTTCATCAACGCCATGCACCTGTATGTAATTTTCATATCCATTTACTGTGGAAATTAGGCTTGAACTTGCCAAAAGAAAAGCACCTCCGCAAAAAAGCAGAAGTGCCTTAAGACCTCTGCCAATAATTTTTGTTGGTTAGCGACTAACTCCGTTTGTTAGCCGGTAATAATTTTTAAATTCTTGCTGTACAGTGTTCTGCCTCAAATTCCTTGTTTTCTCCGTTATAAATTGTGACTCCATTCTTGTCCGTCTTGTATCTATCAAACACACATACAGTATTTATGCCATTTCCAACACAGTCTGCATGAAAGTCTATGTTGTATACCTTTTTTTGCCATTTTCCGTTAGCATAAATCTTTGTGTAACCGCCTTTTCTTGTTTTAATGATTATTTTACTTCTTGTTTTCTTCATTTATTTACAACACCTTTCTTGAAACTTCGGCACATTCTTTTCTTTTATCGTCATTGGTGCATTCTCTGTCTGTGTTATATCGGCAAAAGGTCAGGTTGCATTTTTTATTATTAGGTTCGATAGGCTCTTGTTTATAAAAACATTCATAAAGTTTTTGCCTGTCTGCCTCGTTATTTGCCACAATAACAAGTTCATCTTCTAAATTGGAACAATCTATAGGCTCGCCGTTTCTACCGCCTATTTCGCGCGATTGTGCTTCTCTAAGTGCTTCACGCTCTATTGATTCAATTACTTCTGCCATGCTCATTCTTCAATACTCCTATCAAATCATGCATTTGAATCAGTAGTTTTTAAATATTCAACGAACTGTGCCCAAGCCTGTTCGCATGTTAAATCGCCAACAGGATTTTGAACATAGTATTCTTGGAAATATTCCCGGGCCTTTTCTTTTTCATCTTCGGAATATGAATCCCATTTAGAAACTCCAGATTTCTTTTTGAAAAATTCGCACTCATGTTCACTGTCAGCAAATCCAGCACCATGAATCCATTTTTCCGGATGGTTGCACATTTCAGCCATCCCTACAACTTCGTTTCTATCAAATCCAAGGTAAGCACAATCATAACACGTCATTCTTCCACCAACTTTCTGCCACACATAAGGCAAAATGAAATCTGCATCGCCATTTCTACATTCATTTCTTTATTGCAGCATTGAGAATGTGGCGGGCATTTATCGACGCTACATTGAAGCACATCCATATATCCTATTTTTTTAATTCTAAATTCGCCGTATGCCGTTTTACATACATCTTTCCCTTTGCAAAAATCACACATGCTTGCACCTCGCCCAAAGTCCTCCGATATAATGGCTTCCCGTATCTTCAAAGTTTCTGCAATCTATGACTTTCCCCTCGTCAATACACTCTTGCAAGTATTCGCATTTATCGCATTTCGTATCTTTCTCAATGCGCGGTGTAGGATCTGCTTTTTTGCTTTTTCTTGAATATTTTTTTAATAATTTTCCATAATCTCGTTTCCGCACCTCAATCAAAACGTCAATCAGTTCTTCCAGTTCTTTTTCTGTCTTTTCTTTTGGAGTTTTTCTAAATCTTGTGGAAACATATTCCAAAATGGCTTTTATCTTCAAACATTCTCCTGGACAAGGAATATAATCATTCGGTCTCGCAGTTTCTTTGCAGATATACTCTGCATTTTCCATGCCAAGACAGGATAAACGACCGGAATATATGGGTAATGCACTGCATTTGAATAATTCAGCCTTAATCACTAAATGTTCTTTGTCGTATTCAAAATTCTTATCATGTGCCTTTAATTTTTCTTTGATTTCATCAAGAAACTCAACGCATTGCTTTGTTGAATAGCCAACATAAACAAATTCAAAATACATACTCACACCCCATTTTGCGTAAAAAATACCAACCATAGAATAGCGGCACAAGGAATCGAACCAACATAGCATTTTCACATGCCTTTGCTAGCCTTATCAATGCTATTAACCGCCATTAATCAGAATCGAACTGATCTCGCACTATGCCGCCAAAACCCTACTTACAAGTTGCGATCTTGCTTTCGCGCGTGGGGAAGAGAGGAATTGAACCTCCAATGTTTACCACTTGGGAACTGATTTACAGTCAGCCGCAACACCGCCAATCGTTGCCGCTTCCCCAAAATGCGCGGGCACCTCACTCCATATCTCTGTACGCGACCGCGCTACGCATACAGTATCAAATCAGCTCGGCATCATCGTGGAGCAAGGACTTGAACCTTGCACTTGAAACCTTTCGACTATTAGTTTCACGAAGCGTCTTACTCCGGCAAATACCTTTCTTGCCATCCACGAGAACCGCCATACGACGGTTAGCAATCATATTTTTCGTGCCATGCGTTGCACTATCCGGTTTGCAGCTTTTTACCGGCAACTCATTTTCATGGCTCATGCACCGTGGGATAGATGCACGAACCATGATTTGGAACTGCAACACATGACTGTGCGTGTGTCGACTTACATTCCTACCGCCATTTGCGGTAAATGCCACCGAACGGTCTCGCACCGCTCTTAACAGAAGCGTCCTAGTGGCGAAAGGATGTGTCATGAAAAACACCAAGAAGGAGAATTTACGGAATGGTTCGTTAAACCCATTCCTCCATCGGAACGGCAGGAATCGGACCTGCGACCGCTCGGATATAAGCCGAGTGCTCTGCCAACTGAGCTACGTTCCGCTACGGCATATTAAAATGCCGCAATGTAGGATTTTTATCTTGTAAGCAACTCTTACAAGTTGCCAGTAATTTAAAATTTTGTTTAGCTATACTGGATGCTCCGATTTCTCACTCTGGTGCTCTGCGTCGCTATCCAGATTGAGTAAATCTCCGGTGCTGTCCGGTTCCTTTGATTTTGTTATATGTATTCTTTCCTCTGCACAAATGATAGGCAGCTGAAAGCAAATACCAAATATTGGACTATAAAACATTCTGTTACCTCCACATCAGAAACATGTTCAGCAACAGCAACATCACAAGTACCCATAATGCAATTGCTGTTTCTTTGCCTTTGGATTCTCTGCCAGATACAAATAGTATCAGCATAAAAATAACATCCAGCGTCGATATAATCGTTTTAATAATTATCATGGTTGTTTTCCTCTCACAAGTTTCTTTAGCAGGATTCGAACCTGCGAATACTGGAATCAAAATCCAGTGCCTTACCGCTTGGTGATAGCGCTATATTAACACTACTTTTCCGGCATGTAATAGACCATGTTATCAAATACAGTTATTCCCATACAAGGATCATTCATCTCAACGCATCTGATCGATATGTTTTTAGATACTGCAAACATTTCGGCCACCTGTTGTTTATCCATGTTTGTGCTAATAACTTGAAAAGCCGAAAATGCCTTGTGCATATCAGAGAATACTTCTTTTTCTCTACCTAAATTTGCATACCTCCCAATGGTAAACGTTTTTCCATCAACCATAGCAGTTATCATTCCATGATTTGCTGTGAATACCGCTCGGTCAAAATCAAGCGAAACGTCTTTGCTTTGTGATACTACTCTCATACTTTTCCATCCAATCTCTTTTTGTTTTTGAGGATATTTAAAGGACTTAGTAGTGCTGATTTTCTCAACCTATCAAACCCCCTCCCCATCCATGCCGAATCATGCTTTGAACATTGATAAATTGTTTGAATTGTTCGTTAAATTTCATTCGTATTTTACAACTATTCGCAAAACCCTTGTTTTGCGTAATGTATCAACGATTTAATGCGCCTTAAGACCATTAAACACTGGGCTTTAAATTGTTTGAATTGTCTATGCGTTTTTCTCGCTTTTTTCAACCAGAATTGTCGGAGTTGTTCGGCAATCCTATACAATTATTAGCCCCAAGATGTGGCAGTTCTTCGGCTGTCAACGCTCTTACTCTGGATCCCTGATCTCTCACGCCCGGCATATTAAAACCGCAGTACTTATTCAGTGACGGCATGTAGTTCATAGGGTTTCCTTTTCCGGAAACCTGTAAACCTACTAAACTTTCCTCGCGCATTTCGTCAATTTTTTTGCAAATGTCGGAACCTGATGAGCCTAGCTGCACGCCATTAACCCATCCATTTAACGTATCTCTATGTATTCCGGTAAAGAATGTGAACCCTGTAATATTAATAATCTTTTCATAATCGTTACACAAATCGATATATAAATTTAATATATTATCAACCTTCTCTGTGTCGTACTGATTATTTATATTTCTATCATCCTTTAAGTACTTTGGATTAACTTTAAATACATTCTCATAGACATATTTACAACAGTTGTACCATCTGTTTTGAGATACCTTACACATATCAGTTATATTTCTCTCTTCCATCCAGAGATTTATATACATGTCAATGTCATCTTTAAAAACATCAACTGTATTATTTACTTCCTGCATTTCAACTGCTGACATGTTATATATCTCCTCTCTCCAGTACTGGAATACTTAAAATAAAAAAATGCAACTGATACAATCAGATCATAATGATCTCTGTACCGGCTGCATGAAGTCCGTTTCTTTCGGGACCTCGACGGATCAGCTCCGCCCGTTGCCCGAATGCGTTTTTAATTTAATAAAACAATATCATTCTATCATTTTCTTGTCAAGGTATATTTTAAAATTAAATTTTAAGCCTCTATATTATATATATTATTTATATAAATATACTGCCTTATTTATAATATATATTTTTAATATTACAAGAGAGAATATAATCTTTCTCTAACTCTAGTGTCTATATCTACGTTGCAAAAATGTTGCAATTTGTTGCAGAGGTGTTGCATTGCAACAAAACTAATACTATTCTATCATTTTGTCCTGTCAGTAATAAAATTATCACTCTTGGAATTTTGTGAAATTCTTACAAAGATTTTCTACGTTTTTCACAAAAAAAGACGGCTATATTTCAAGCCGCCTAATTTATTATGCATACATCAATTTTCCTTTTGGAACTGGAATCTCTCGCCCGATTTCCTTTGCAGTCTCAATCCATTCTGATATAACCGTTTCTACATTTTCCAATGCTTCTATCGCTGTGCTCCCATCTGCCATGCATCCGGCAAGTTCTGGAACTTCAACAATAAATTTTTGATCCTGTTCTGACCAATATACAATTCTCTCATACTTATGCATAACTTATACCTCCAATCCATATTTTAATATTATATTTCTTATCTGCTTTACTTGATACGGTTTTGCTTTATTTCCGTCTGGCTGAATATTTATAATCTCATCTATTCCATCCCGCCAGTATATGAAATGATCGCCTTTAATTCTGCACTGAAAACCAAGCACCTCAAGTATTTTCTGCATATCAGAAAATTTTATATTTCTGTCTTGCGTGCCGCTCATTATTGAGTAAAATAATTTTTCTAACGTTGCCATTCTCTTCGGTATCTCCTTTCTCTTCGATACCATTATCTTATTCTATTTTTAGAATATTGTCAATAGTCATATTAATAATATTTGATTTTTTCTTCATCAGTCGGTATTACTTCCACCAAATCGCCCGGTTGACATTTACACATTATGCAAATTTTATTTAACGTTTCTAATGTGATAGATTTTCCAGCTTTTATATTCTGTGCAGTTTGCGCTGGTAATAAACGTTCTTTCTGTATTCTGGTCTGATTATAACCATGTTCTTTTAATAATTGAAATATATCTGCTTTATATTTTATCATCGTATTCTCCTTCTCTCTAATATATGTAAACATTTTACATTATCTATAAAAAAAAGTCAATTTAATAATATTCTAATTTTTGAATAAAATATATTGACATTATTCTAATATTAGAGTATTATAATCTCAACAGGAAAACAAAAAAACACAAAAACAGGAGGGAACGATCATGAAAGTTAAAATTAAAATTGAGGGAAAGATAAATGATACTTACACTTTTCAGCAACCAGAAGAGGGAAATATCCTTGACGAGCTGACGGCGATCATCGAAGAAATGAAAGCCGGGAACATTGAAAAATTCACAGTTCAGGAGGTGAAAGCATGAAAAATTGGACGATTGAAGAACTTTACGACCTTTGGAGAGGTCGCGGATATACCAAAAAAGAATCACAGGCAAAAGCCGAAAAGGATTACACGGAAATGCACCGGAGCAAATCTGATTTGGAATTCCACCAGATAATGCAAGAAATGTTTTACAATTAGTCGAAACCGCCTGCGCGGCGGTCTGCAGGAACTGCCCCACCTGCACCGATGAGACAGGGCGCACAATGAAAGGATGGTTAAATTATGGGATTTATGGGAAACTTACAAACAAAAAAAGACGACGCAAAAAGCGCGTACATTAAAGCGGGGAACGAATGGGCGGAAACCAGAACCGCCGAAAACATCAAAGGTGATCCAGAAAAGTGGCGCGCCCTTTGTGATCGGAAAATGGATTGTATGCGATTGGGTGTTATCATTTAAGCAAGCGCAGGCTTTGCAATGTTCCGGGGGCAATTTCCCCGGCTTGCTTTTATCCATATACCGTGGAGTACAGCGCGCAAAAAAGCGTACAAAGAGATAAAATGCGTGCAATATGCATATCGTCATTATCTCACTATGATATTGTCGGGCGAGCTGTGCCTTTTTTTATACTTGTTGACAAAAAGCATATGCATTGCGCGTTGACATTTTGGATGTCTTGTGCATATAATGGCTTATAGGCATGTGCGCGCCTGTATAATTGCAATGTCACGTAGACATTTGCTTTATTTGTTGCGCTCATTTTGCGCATTTGTGCGGAGGTTTCCGCGCCTGCATTATTTCAGCGCTTTCCGAAGGGAGACGGCACATAGCAAGATCAAGTACGACCAGATCATGGATGAGTGCAATCTGAACTTGCACTTGCAAAAAAGTTTCAAAAAAATTTTGCAAAAATCTGAACAAAATTTTCATAATCTCAAAAACGGTTTTTCGTGCCGAAATCTGACCCTAGGGGGGTATCAAATTTTTTCCGAATATTTTTGCGAAAATTTCAAAAATTTTTTAAAAATTAAAAAACGAAAATCCTTGTCCAATTCTTAAGGTAGGGGGGATTGAAAATTTTTCCGAAAGTTTTCCGAAGTAAAAAGCAAAGCTTTTGCGGTATAATCGCTTTTGTTTAATTCATCTATCAATTTCTCTCTTGTCATCCCAGGGTTTGTCTTCTGAACGTAATGAAGTAAATCGTCTATTTTGTCCACTATGCCGCCCTCCAATCAATGTTTGTCATCAAATCATCCAGCAAATAAATCAAATCTGCCCCATACAGGCTTATCCAGTCCGCAAGATACTCTTCCTGCTCAATTGGCATATGAATGTTATAGGAAAAACAAAAACAATGGCAAAGCTCATGAGCCAGTATTTTGCGCAAATAGCCATTTTCTGGTTTATCCGAAACATATATTATCCTATCATTCCAATCAGTCACAGCAAGGCTAATAGAGCCATCAGAGCGCATAAGCTTACCGTTTGCACTGTGAACAAATTCTATTTTCCATTCAATACCATTTATCACAAACATATTTACCTCCAAAAAAAGAAACCACCAGCCAAATATCAGCCAGTGATTTCTAAATTTAAAGTTATTCTTCTTGCTCTTCAATCAACAAATAATTAATGTACCTTGTTGCTGTTCCAGCAAGTTCTTTGCTGTAGTCTAGCAAGTCCATCTTGTACTCCGGTTTATGCCCATATGTGACTGTATAGAACTTTTCCACAAGTTCTAAGTTATGTAAGTCAGACAATTCCACAAGAATTTTGTGATATAAAAATTTTCTCGTCCATCCGAACCGGTCACAGATAATTTTGAGTTTCCAGTTATTTTTATTAAACCATTTACCACTTTCTATCTTTTTTACGATGCTCCAGCGTGCAAACGGGTCTTTCTCCGGAATTTCAGCCTGCGGATTTTTCAGAGCCTGTTCCATGTCGTGGAAGCGATTGATGTATTGAGCTGTGAAAGCCGTTCCTTTTACTCCGGTCAACTTGTGGGCGATAAATTCGCAACCTTTCTTGGTAATGTCAAAACATAGGCGTTCTTTCCCTTGCTCGTCCTTATAGGTGTTTTCTCTGAAGAAATCAGCCACATCAATTTTGATTTTACCTGTAATATTGTTTTGTTCCATCTGTTTACAGTACCTTTTGATATCTCGTAACATGTTTGCGTGTGTCTTTTCGACCATTTCCGCAACTTCCATACTGGTTAACGTCTGTTCTAATTGTTTCATCTGAATATCATTCATCAGCAAATCCCCCATTTATTCTTGAATGAAATAATTGTGTTCAAAATAAACTGCAAAAATTTTTCGTCCTGTATGCTCTGGATTTCCGTTATCAGCTGTTCTTTCATCTTGCACCGCCTTTCTCTTCCTGCGGTTCAGAAATGTTCTTTGCGGCTTTGTATATTGCTTCACATACACGGATGCTCTGCGTGCTCAAAAGTTCTGCTATTTTCTCAATTGTTTCGGTTCTGGTCATAGATTTTACCTTCCTTTCGTTTGCTGTTTGACAACCATTCCAAAAAGCGGTATAATCCATGTATCAACCGCTTTTGGTGGCTGTAAGTGTAAGAGTAACCGTTACTTGTCTAGGGCTTCGGTTGCTCTTATTTCGTTATAGACCTTATCAATCCCTTTCATTACTACATCATATTGTGTCATTCCGGTTTTTTCACAGCAATATAGAAGTTTTTCTCTATCTTCTTCTGTTGCTCTTACTTTTATAATGTTATTTTTGGGATTATCTGTCGGTCTGCCTGTTCTTGGTGACACTGTTTCATCTCCTTTCTTTTGGGTACACATAAATATTAATATATGAGTACACAAAAGTCAATACCTTTTTGAAAAATTTCCAAATCCACAAATCACTAGCTGATATTCAGTTGTCAATGTTCAAACAAACAGGGGCATTTCTGCCCCTGTCATTACATTTTGGAAACAAGCGTTGACAGCTTGCTCTTTGTCATTGTGCGCTCTTCCGGTGTCATGTCGGAGATAAGTTCCGCCATATCCTCCGAAAGCTCTTTCATGTATTTTTCAAGGTCATGCATCTTTGCGTCCTTGTCCTCCGGCGTATTGCCCTTGTGAAGCTCTTTGCTTTCCATGTAGCTTCTACGGCTCATGCCGCTTTTGCCCTCTCTGCGATCACGCATACCACCATCTGGTGTCATTTTAGGCTCGGTATAATACATTCTGCCGGAAGAACGATCCATATCACGGTCGTGTTCCATTTCCCGGTACATTTCCGGTGTCATGTGCCAGTAAGGAGGTTCTTCATATCCGCGGCGCGTACCTCTTCCCTTTGGCGCGAATCTGCCGTCTGCATACCGGTAACGGTCATAATACCGTCTGCCGTCTCCGTAACGCTCAAACATATCAAGAACCTGCTCTGGGTCTGATTCGTCCATTGATTTTGTAAGCGTCCGGTAATACATGGCTTCCGCAAGGTCTTTAAGCATGTCCGTGACTTTTCCCATCTCTTCTGTATCTACACATTCGATACCTTTTGCAAACTCACACTCTGCGCTTTCAGACAGTTTTTCAATCATGTCGTGCATTCTCATAATATCCATAAAACCGCCCTCCTTACGCTTCCCGGACTGCAATTAAATTGCTGTTCTGAACTTCGATTGCCTGCGCAGACGTATTCTGTACCGCTACCGTAACACAGCAACCGCGAGGAACGTCTACATATGCCTGCGCCGAAACGTTAAAGAAATTTTCAACTGCCGCCGGTGTAACAATCATTCGAGTTGACTGCAACGGTTCTCCGTCAATTGCAATAGCCAGTGAAATAGCTTCAACTGTGCCACCGGTAGGAATTTGAATGTTCCCGGAATAAGATACCAAAAATCTTGCCCGGCACTGATTTGTAAGTCCTCTTAATTTAACAATGCCACTTCCCTGTCTATGAACAATGCATTTTGTTGCGCATACCGGAGTTTCTGTAAATGCTACATCTTCTCCCTGCGCGACAGTTTGAATTGCAATTCCTGTAAATTCTGCCATAATTATTTACCTCTCTTTCAAAAATAAGGGCAAACATTATAGTCTGCCCTTTGTGTTTATAAGCAATACTGCACAGCAGACATAATCGAGTTAAACTCAATTAAGATACTCAATTATTCAATTTTGTGTAGCAGCTACTTTTAGCAGCTACATCCTGTGTTGCATCCACAGCCATACGCATAAGCGTTAGGATTTGGAACAACATATGCCGGGATTGCAGCCGGATTTACAGCGTTGATGATCTGCTGTGTCTGCGCTGACATTGCGGTAGTGAGCAATGCAGACTGGCGATCCTGTGATGCGGCTCTTCTTAAGTCATTATTTTCTGCCTGTAAGGAAGAAATCTTTTCCTGACACAGGTAATCAAGGATTGCCCTTGTTCCTGCCTGCTGGCTGTCGATAATGTCTCTTGTGTTGCTGTTCATGGTGTTCTGCAGTGCACAGGTGTTCTGTGACATATTGTAGTTTACACCCTGGATAGCTTCCCTGGTCTCGCAGCAGCAATTAGCCAACTGGGACTGTAAAGCATTCTGCGCCTGCATAAGTGTCACGTTTGTGGTATTAAATCCCTGCTGTGTCTGGTAGCCAAGGTTGCAGATTGCATTGTCTACACCATGGAAACCGTTCATAACGGCGGTATTCTGTGCGTAAAATCCATCACAGAGACCATTTGTGATACCATCTAACTTTCCGATGATAGCCTGCGTGTCAAACCCACGCTGAATTGCAGAGTCGGTGTATGCAGATGCTGTCGCTCCCATACCTCCGTTTCCTCCCCAGCCATTGCCGCCAAAGCCGCCCCAGCCAAAAATCATAGCGAAGATAATGATAGCCCACCAGCCATCGCCGCCCCACATGCCATCATTGTTTCTTCCGTTTCCTGTCACTGCTGCAATATCAGCAAGACTAGGCATTGCATTTCCATTAAACATTTTGTTTACCTCCATCTGATCTATTTACAAATGGGATAACCGGTTATTTTGCGCGCACCCCAAAATGTACTAATGATTAAACATGCTCATAACTTTCTGTTTTGCTTCATCTACCGTAATTCCTCTTTCTTTACAGAGATTCTCTGCCATTGTCTTAAGTCCACCTGTATCTCCGCTTTGATACATTTGCATGGCATTTTTTGCCATAGGATTGTTTTGAACCTGCGGAGAATTCATCATTTGATTTAACAATAATTGTGCCGGATTCATTCTGGATCACTCTCCTTTTTTACCTGTGAAGTTTTTCTTTGACTGCTTGGAATTTTATCTAATCGGTTTTCTATCTGTTCAATCTTCCCAAAAAGTTCATCAAACTTCTGCATAAATGCACCTGTGCACTCGTCTGATAGGTCAAATTTCAATTTTTCAGTATCATGCGATAAATTGCTAACAGTATCATGCGAAACTGGCTTAAAAACGATTGTGCGAATTGTGCCATCTGCGTTCCAACTTTTAGCGTATATTTCTGTCATATCCTGTTTTGGGAAAAATGCAACGCTGCCATCCATTGGCACATCATTGGCAGTGATGTTTTCTACCGCCGGAACTACTTTTCCATTTATGCCAAAAGTTTGAACCGGGATCTGCTGCTGAATTTGCTGCGGTGCCTGCATATAATTTTGTGTATTATCAATGCGTGGCTGATTCATATACGGATTGTATGCGTACTGCTGCCCGTATTGCTGCATCTGCTGATTATAAATCGGATTCTGGTATGCTCCGCTCATATTCATCCTGTTTGACCTCCTCTAAAACATCTTCTATTGCGTGTATGATAGACGACTGCGTTGACAAGTCCAAGGACTGTAACTCTTTTCTGGCAAAAATTTTTTCAAGAACTTCATCTGAAAACACCACCATCCCTCCCTTTGATTATATTTTTGCATAAAAAAAGACGGCAAAACCGTCACGATTCCGACAGTTTGCCGTCAAAAAATACAACAAAAAAAGAACGCATTAAGCGTCCATACATCCGTTCGTGTTACCTTTAGTGTTACCTTTGATTTTGACCTTTAGAAAAGACACCATTCAAAAACTCCTTTCTTTCAGTAAAATCAAGGCTTCACAAGGTTTTCTTAAACAAAAATAAAGTAGCGGAAGGGAGATTCGAACTCTCGACACTACGGGTATGAACCGTATGCTCTAGCCAACTGAGCTATTCCGCCATATTAAATTGTCATCAGAACTTCTGATGTAATGGGACCTATAGGGCTCGAACCTATGACCCTCTGCTTGTAAGGCAGATGCTCTCCCAGCTGAGCTAAGATCCCAT